ACTGTATCTTGTGTAGTCACGGGTTGCATCAGGCTGTAACTTGTGGTAGACCCGTGTGCCTGTGGACAACCTGTGGATAACCTGTGGATAACCTGTGGATAACTTCAGAACCTGTGGATAACCTGTGGATAACCTGTGGATAGCCTGTGGATAACTTCAGAACCTGTGGATAACTATGGGGGCGGGGGGGGGAACGTGCGTAGCTTTAACTGCAGGAGCCACCTAAGCACAAAAAAGAGCCATTTTGCTTTTATTATGTTGACACGAGAAAACTTAACGCAATAAACGGAATACACGGAATACACGGGTAAGCTATTGATAACACAAGTAAAACCTCTTATGTGCCAATATTATCCAAAAGGGTAAGACTATAGCTATTGACACCCTTAGTAAGTTTATAGTATTTCTTAATGATTTAGCTTGACTTTATCTCTTAAATATGTTATAATATACTTATGTTATTAAGAAAGTTTAAAAGACTCTTTAAGATATTTCTTTAAGTATTATCATTAAAGTATAAACTTAAAGGGTCTTAAGTATACTTAAGTACCTAAGGTTTAAAGATAAACTTTAGCATATAGACTCAATCTCAACACAGAGGTAATTGATTTGTCAACTACAAAAGAACACCCCTATGGTGTGTCAGAGAAAGGTATTCCGCTTACTAAGTCAGGTAGGGAAAACCGTAGCTTCCATACAGCTGATATTACAAAGAAAAAGAAGAAGCTAGGAAGGCCCACTAAAGCCTCACTTAAGAAGCCTAAGGGTATCATAGGTCGTCCCAAAGGTGACGCTACGATCATTAATGAATATAAAGCAAGGATGTTAGCTAGCCCTAAGTCAGCTAAAGTACTTGAGGCTATCTTTGATGCAGCCTTAGACCATGACCATAAGAACCAAGCGTCAGCATGGAAGTTAGTCATGGATCGTGTAGCTCCTGTAGCAGCTTTTGAGAAAGAAATCATCAAGGGTGGCGGTAAGTCAGCTATACAGATAAACATTACTGGCGTAGGCTCTACGGACATCTCAGGTACTTCTGAAGATAAAGACATAAGTGATGCGGAGTATGAAGTTGTATGAGCGATTTAACGATAGAACTTCTTGAGTGGCAAAAGAAAGTATGGGCAGACCCTACACGTTTCAGAGTAGTAGCTGCAGGTCGTCGTTGTGGCAAGTCTCGCCTAGCGGCTTGGCTACTCATAGTCAATGCACTTCAAGCAGACAAACCCAACTCCCATGTCTTCTACGTAGCACCCACACAGGGTCAGGCTAGAGACATCATGTGGAAGCTTCTGGTTGAATTAGGTGCTCCAGTCATACGGGCATCACATATAAACAACATGCAGATAACCCTAATCAATGGCTCCACTATAAGCCTTAAGGGAGCTGATAGACCAGACACTATGCGTGGTGTCAGCCTAAAGTTCTTAGTGCTCGATGAGTACGCCGACATGAAACCTGAGGTATTTGAGGAAATCTTACGTCCTGCCTTAGCTGACCAAAAGGGTGGCTGTCTCTTCATCGGTACACCTAAAGGTCGTAACCATTTCTATGACTTGTACAAGTACGCTGAGTTGTCAGGTGATGATGACGTAACCTTCTCCGCATGGCACTTCTCCTCTTACGATAATGAAACCCTCGACCCAGAAGAAATCAATGTAGCTAAGAAGAGTATGTCAACTCACGCATTCCAACAAGAGTTCATGGCATCCTTTAAGAACCAAGGCTCTGAGATGTTTAAGGAGGAGTGGTTAAACTTCGGTACTAAACCTACGACTGATGGTGACTACTACATCGCCATTGACCTTGCAGGCTTCCAAGATGTAAGCAAGAAGAAAGGTAACACAAGCCGATTGGATAACTCTTCACTAGCTATAGTTTTTGTAGATGAGGAGGGCTGGTTTGTTGAAGATATGATTTACGGTAGGTGGACTTTAGATGAAACAGCCCGTAAGATCTTCCAAGCAGTGAAACAGTATAAACCTCTTTCCGTAGGCATAGAGAGGGGAATCTCTAAGCAAGCAGTAATGTCACCTCTAATGGATATGATGAAGAGACAATCGTTCTTCTTCAGGGTTGAAGAGTTAACCCACGGAAACCAAAAGAAGACTGACAGGGTCATGTGGGCACTACAAGGACGTTTTGAACATGGGCGTATCACCTTAAACAAGAAGAGCAAGGAATGGCACTCACGCTTCTGTGATGAGCTTTTTCAGTTTCCTGATCCACTCACCCACGATGACTTAATAGACTCCCTAGCCTATATAGACCAGCTTGCTAAAGTATCCTACATGGGTAACTTTGAAGAACAAGATGAGTTTGAAACATTAGATTTAATCAGCGGATACTAACCCTATGAAAGATTACAACGAATCAACCGATCCTATTATCATTGAGCAGAGCCTAGAAGACTGGGTCATGACAAAGGTAAACGATTGGGGTGATTACTACGAAAATAACTACGCCTCTAAACATGAAGAATACTATCGTTTATGGCGGGGTATCTGGAATGCCAGTGACAAGACTAGGCAAGCAGAACGTAGTCAGATCATTGCACCTGCCCTACAGCAAGCTGTGGAGTCTAACGTAGCTGAGATTGAAGAAGCTACCTTTGGTCGTGGTAAGTACTTTGACATTAAAGATAACTTAGGTGATGCTGAAACTGATGACATTCAGTTCTTACGTAACAAGTTACATGAAGACTTTGACACAGCTAAGATCCGTCGTGATGTCAGTGAGTGTTTAATCAATGCTGCTGTCTTTGGCAACGGTATAGGTGAAGTAGTTCTTGAAGAAGTGATGGAGATGAAACCTGCGACTGAGCCAGTCATGGGTGGAGCAATGGAAGCCGTAGGCGTTAACGTCAGTAAACGAACCATTGTACGCTTACGTCCTATCTTACCTCAAAACTTCCGTATAGACCCTGTAGCCACTAACATTGAAGAAGCTCTAGGTTGTGCCATAGACGAGTTTGTCGGTACTCACTTAGTAGAGCAACTACAAGAGCAAGGTGTCTACCGCAAATGTGATCTAGGTAGTGCTTCTGAGGACTTTAACCTAGAACCTGATAGCCAGCTTACGATACATCAAGATGATAAGACACGCTTAACTAAGTACTATGGTTTAGTTCCACGTCACCTCTTAGAAGATGAACTAGAGTACGAGCTAGACGAAGACGACAAAGAAAGCTATTACATTGAAGCTGTTGTCATTATAGGTAACGAAGGTAAGCTACTCAAAGCTGAAGCCAGTCCTTACATGATGAAGGATCGTCCTGTTGTTGCATTCCCTTGGGATGTCATACCTAGTCGTTTCTATGGTCGAGGCGTATGTGAGAAAGGTTACAACAGCCAGAAAGCCCTAGACGCAGAGCTAAGAGCACGTATTGATGCATTAGCACTCACAGTACACCCTATGCTTGCTATGGACGCTACACGCATCCCTAGAGGCACTAAGCCAGAGATTCGTGCTGGTAAGATACTCTTGACTAACGGAGACCCTAAGGAGATTATCAATCCCTTTAACTTCGGTAACGTAAGTCAGATAACGTTTGCTCAGGCTCAAGCACTACAGTCAATGGTTCAACAATCTACAGGTGCTGTTGACTCTTCTGGTGTTGGAGGTTCTATAAACGGTGAGGCGACTGCTGCTGGCATTTCGATGTCTCTTGGTGCTATTATAAAGCGACACAAACGCACCTTGATTAACTTCCAAGAGTCTTTCTTGATACCTTTAGTATCTAAGGCTGCTTGGCGTTATATGCAGTATGAGCCTGAGCTTTACCCTGTCTCTGATTACAAGTTCCAAGCAACATCATCTCTAGGCATTATAGCACGAGAGTATGAGGTCAGCCAATTGGTTCAACTTCTACAGACTATGGGCAAGGATACACCTTACTATCCTATCATGCTTAAGTCTATCGTTGATAACATGAACTTAGCGAACCGTGAAGAGCTTATTGGTTTAATTGATCAAGCATCACAGCCTAAACCTGAAGAGCAAGAAGCACAGCAGGCAGCTCAGCAGTCAGAACTTGCATTCCAAGAATCACAAACTGCTGCACTCAACATGCAGGCTAAAGAGTCTGAGATGAGAGCACACAAGTTGCATGAGGAAGCACTGGCAGTGCCTAAGGAACTTGAGATTGATCGTATTAAAGCCATCACTACTAACTTACGTGACGGTGAAAATGATGATCGAGAGTTTGAACGCAGGCTTAAAGTAGCAGATCGTATGCTAAAAGAAAAAGAAATCGACTTAAAAGCACAAGGAGCAATGAGTAATGGTATCCCAACGAGACCTCCAGCAGGTAGTAGACCAAGTCAACCAGAGCTACAGCAGGTTGTTGAAGCAAGTAACCAAGCTGGAGGAGCAGGTGGCGCAGTTATCCCTCCTCAAGCCTTCTAATACCACAAAAGAAGCACGAAGTAAAGAAAAATCTTGACTTTTTAGTAAAAACATGGTATAATAGGTAGTATAAATGACAGATAATGAATTAGAGCTTTACTTTAGGCAGATGCACGAACTCTTCCGCACAGAAGGTTGGCAAACATTGCTTGAAGACTTTAAACTCTCCCTCCCTCTCATTAACTCAGTAGAAAATACCAAAGATGATAAAGACCTTTACTTCCGTAAGGGTCAATTAAACATCATAGGTACACTCCTCAATCTCGAAGAAACCACAAACCGTGGATATGAAGATTCCTTAAGGGAGACTTCCGACGATGTTTAGATTCTTTGATTACAAATGCCCTAACGGGCACTTAAACGAACATATGGTTAAAGGCTCACCTGACGAACAGAAATGTAAGTCTTGTGACGCTCTTGCAACCAGACAACTTTCCTCTCCACGTTCAATGCTTGATCCTTTCTCTGGCGATTTCGCTGGTGCCACTATTAAGTGGGCTAAAGATCATGAGCGTGGTCGAGCAAAAGCAGAGAAAGCCAACTCCTAACGGAAGCTTTCATTTTTAATCTTTCTCCACAATACTAAGGTACGGAGTTTAATATGGCAGCAGTTATCCTCGAAGAACAAGAGGACTTGAATACCGAGCGTTTTGATAGCTTAGATGACATGTCCCAAGATTCAAATGATTCAACGGCGCCTTCGCAAGAGGCCAACCACGTATCACAAGAATCCGAAGAAGTCCCAGATAAGTACTCAGGTAAATCACTTGAAGATGTAGTTAGGATGCACCAAGAAGCTGAAAAGCTCTTAGGTCGTCAAAGCTCTGAAGTAGGTGACTTACGGAAAGTAGTCGATAGTTACATCACAACACAACTCGACTCGCAAACTCCAGAACAAGGAGCAAGCGAACCAGATGAAGACATAGATTTCTACTCTGACCCTGAAAAGGCAATGAGCCGAGCTATAGACAACCACCCTGCAGTAAAAGCAGCGGAAGAGTCAACGAGGGCTTATAAACAACAAACCTCAATGGCTAGTCTGCAAAAGAGCCACCCAGAAATACCTGAGATTGTAAAAGATCCTAAGTTTGCTGAGTGGATACAAGCTTCTACTGTTAGAACACGTATGTTTGTACAGGCAGACCAACACTATGACATGGAAGCAGCGAACGAACTCTTTTCTTTATGGAAAGACCGCTCAGGTGCTATCAATCAAACGTTGCAGTCTGAAAAAGAAGGAAGACAGAAGGCTGTCAAGGAAGGATCTAATGGTTACACTCGTGGTAATCCAGATTCAAGTCTTTCTAAGAAAATCTATAGACGAGCTGATATTATTAAACTAATGAAAACCGACCCCGAACGCTATTTAGCACTCTCAGATGATATCCAAAGAGCATATGCTGAGAAACGGGTCAAATAACCTATATAAAGAGAGACATTAAAGATGGCAACTTCAGTATACCCAGCACAAGGTGGCACCGTAGACAATACTTCAGCAGCAACATTCATCCCCGAAATTTGGAGTGATGAGGTCGTAGCGGCTTATGAGAAGTCTTTAGTTCTAGCCCCTCTAGTTAAGAAAATCGCAATGCAAGGCAAAAAGGGTGACACTATTCACATCCCTAAGCCTACTCGTGGTGTTGCTTCAGCCAAAGCTGAGAACACAGCAGTAACTATCCAGAACGCAGTAGAGTCAGAAGTTCTAGTTACTATCAACAAGCACTTTGAATACTCACGTATGATCGAAGATATTACTAACGTACAAGCACTTGCTTCTCTACGTCAGTTCTATACTGGTGATGCTGGCTATGCCCTAGGCAAGCAAGTAGATGACGACTTGTTCACTTTAGGTAAGTCTTTTGGTGACGGAAACGGCAGCTCTTGGGCTAACTCTGCAGTATTCTACAATGACGGCACTAACGGTACTTCAGCTTACGCTGTTGACACTGTAGCTACTGCTGACGTGTTCACTGATCAGTTCTTCCGTGACATGGTACAGAAGATGGACGATGCAGACACTCCTATGGACGGACGTTCTTTGGTTATCCCACCTAGCTTGCGTAATGCAATCATGGGCATCGACCGTTATGTAAGCTCTGACTTTGTTAATGGTCAAGGCACTGTAAACGGTAAGATCGGTGAGCTATACGGTATCGACATCATGGTATCTACTAACGCTCCTGTTATCGAAACTGCTGCTGATAACGCTGCAGGCGGTAATGTTCGTGGTGCTCTATTGTGTCATAAAGACACTATGGTACTTGCAGAACAACAGGGTGTACGTTCTCAAACTCAGTACAAGCAAGAGTTCTTAGGAACCTTGTACACTGCAGACCGTTTATACGGTACTCAGGTTATTCGTCCTGAAACTGGTTTTGTACTAGCAGTTAACGGTTAAACTTAACTAACCACTCGAAAGGAGTCTCTTGTAACTAAACTTGAGACTCCTTTTTTTTCATTTCATTAACTTATAGTGGTAAACAAGCATGGCAATATTCCGTGGTACAGGAGGTTCAGGTGATTCAACCCAAGACTCTTCTTTAAACGAAGTAACACAACAGGCAATTAATGCCGCTAATTCAGCTACAGCAGCCGCAACTTCAGCTAGTTCTTCAGCTGGTAGTGCCTCTGCAGCAGCAACCTCAGAAACTAATGCAGCCGCCTCAGAAGCGGGAGTAGCAGCGAGTGCCTCAGCATCCGCCAGTAGTGCAGCTAATTCACTTACATCTGCTAATAACTCAGAAGCATCTAAAGTAACTTCAGCTACTAAAGCTAGCGAAGCAGCAACATCAGCAACTAACGCAGGAACAAGTGAAACCAATGCAGCAACGTCAGCAACCGCATCAGCATCATCAGCAGCTAACGCCCTTTCAAGTCAGAATGCTTCTTCAGGAAGCGAAACTAATGCAAGCAGCTCAGCCACGGCAGCCGCTACATCAGCGTCTACAGCGACGACTCAAGCATCTA